CGGCGCGGTAGCCGTAATGGTCCCAAGGTAGAGGGATTGGAGCATCTGGCGGGGATCGAACCCGCATATTCTGGTTGGAAGCCAGACGTAATTACCAAACTACGACAGATGCAATCTGGTTCAGGGCTCTGCGCGGAAGGGCTTTAACGTGTCGTGCAGCACGTCGCTACCCAAGAGCCCTGACCGGATTGCAGATACAAAAAGCCCCGGCGAGTACCGAGGCTTTCTGGTTTTGTTTGCAATACGACGATGTGACAGGGGTACTGATGCAATGCATCTCGCGAATACCCCTGTCGTATCGCCGGAAAGCAAAAACCCCGCAAGGGCGGGGCTTTCGTCATGTTCAAATTGTCGCTTCTCATCGCTGCCATCGCGACGCAGCTCTGCCAAGCATGAATGAATTATCTAAACTTCTGGGTGAAAATCAATGTTAATTTCAATTAAGAGCACAAAAAGCTAAAGCGACTAACTTCTCAGGTTTTTGCGGGCGGCTAAAAATGCCTTCCCCTGAAATATCTTGAGGCACCATTTCACGCGCTCTCTCGACTGGTCCGCCGTCAGCCAGGGCGCCAGCTTTTGAAGCTCTCTGGTTATGTCTGATATTTTTTTTCGGGTTGTGTAGTAACTCATTCCGACGATGTAAATCGGGTCGGTAACCTCAAAGGCGTCCAGTACGCACTTCTCCATGAATTCAGCGTCGTCGTTGCTGATGGCAGTATCTATCACGCTGCTCTCCTGCTTCGGCCAGAGAATGACCTGCGCACGCTTCAGAGCATTGGGACCACGAAAGCCCTCAGCCCTTGCCTGCTCAATTGCCGCGGTAAAGCGCTCTAACGCTTTATCTGACCATCTCTCCCCCTTAACTGACCACCAGCAAGAGTGTGCTGTGGGCTTACGTGGGTATACCTCCCCTCTCTGGCTTTCCCCCCATACAGTAAGAAGTGACTTAATCCAGGCTGACTGGATGCCAGTCAATAACTCAGGGCGGCCAAGGTATCGTTTGTGCGTGGCGATCGCGACCTCTGACATTGCGGTGTTTTGTCTGCGGCGTTGTAGTGGTGTCATGCAATATCTCCCTTACCAGCAGCAAACTGCGCCAGTGACATAAATGCGCGGCCCTTCGCTTCGAGTTCCGCTCGATTGATGTAACTAAACCGCTCACCAGCCCATGACTTATCAAAAACGACAATGGCGCCAGCGAAAAACGCACTGGTCGGCCTTTGTTTGTCGTCGGCTGGCTTAAACCACTCGGGCAGATCGAAACCAATTCGCCCACGAATAAAGCAGACGTGATCCGCATCTTCCGGCCACCACGTTTCGCTTGTGGCTGACTTCACCAGGAAGACATAGCGACCGCCCTTCTCTCGTTGCGCAGCTGCATAGTTCATGATGTGCGTCATGCCAGTGATAGCTTGCTTTTCGTGGTACTGAGAGCGGCTGTAAGGTGGGTTTCCGTAAGCTGCACCACCGATTGAGGAAAGCATTTCCGACCAGTCCTGTGTCAGTGCGTTATCTTCCGCGGTGTACCAGACAGGGCATTTTGCATTGCTGTCGTCTGCGAACAGGTCCAGCATCAGCGGGCCAAACATCGCGTTAATACCCCAGAACAGCAGATCCGGAGTCCGCCACTGGTCGCCGACTTCTTTTAAATAGTGATGGGGTGCTGAACGCAGCGCCGTAAGGGCTTCACAGTAAAGATTCGTCATGCGCAGGCCTCCCCCAACTCCTGGAGTACCTGACTCAGTAACTCAGCCTCAGTGCCGAACTTTTCTTCCCATGACTTACGGCCAGCATGAATAGCAACGCCGTAGCCACCAGTACGGTGATGGGCATGGCATAGCGGAATGACATGGAAGTTATCAGCGCGGACAGACAAGCCAGTACCAGAGCTGCAGTGATGGATTTCAGCAGGCGATTCGCCGTAATTGAGGTTCCGGCATACGATGCAGCCCAATGCAGCTACGCGGCTCAGATGGAGCTTTTCAGCCTTGGTTTTAGATTTGCTCATATCGCACCGCCCTGGTACGACAGACAAGCGAAAACACCGCGCACAAAGGCACGGCGTTGAATGGAATTACTGCGTTTTTGCGTCATCACTTTTCTCCGGTGATGGCGCGATAGGTTCGGTGTTCAGCCGAAGTGATTAGTATAAATCAGCTTTTCTTCTTCCGGAAGAAGCTTTTGCATTGCTTGTGAGATTCCTCGGTATTTATGATTTCCCCATCCTCTAATGGGGTAAGAACAAAAATCCCCCCTGGCAGACTATCAACGACATAACGCCCCAGAATGCGAATTGCTTCAATAATCTCTTTCTCACTCATTAGTTAGCACCTTGTGATTATTCCATAAATATTGGTTTTTGCTTTTCCTGTACAGGGATGGCTAAAAATGAACTCGCGACGTTCTGGAATACAATGACATATTTAAATCGCCCATCAAGACCCTATTTTCACGGGAAGGGGTGAATGAAAACAAAAATATAAAAATAAATAAATTCAATATCTTAAGCGAAAGAAAAAAATATAAAAAGTCATTCACATTTTTTCTCTGGCGCAACCCCCTATTTCACTCAGATAGAAGATTTTAGCCAATTTCAGGATTTAATTAATTACATGAAAAATTGAGTAGCAGAAAACACTACCGCGACAAAGAATGCACATTTTGTGTTGTGCGCAACCCCCTATTTAACCCAACTAAAGGTCTTCATGTAACTTCAGAGCTTAACGATTACAATTCTGTACTATGCAGCATAAAAAACCATAAGAATGGGTGATGCATATTTTGTATGGCGTGCAACCCCCTATTTACTCACATAATGAATAGAAATGTTCAAGATTCTCTTATGATTAAACAAGCCCGCCGAAGCGGGGTCTCATTGAGGGGATTTTTCGGCGACCTTGCTGTGAACTTCCCACAGGCTAATGCCGCAACTCGCGCAGAAGTTAGCGAGGTAGTCCAGACCAGACCACTCGCGGATGCCTCCGCGAGCAGCCTCCACAAACACAGCTATATCTTTCCCCCGCCATAAGCCGAACAATCGCCAGCCGCCGCCATCAGGACTTTTTACGGCGGCTATGCGAGTCAGTACGCCGGTCTGATACAGCTCAGTAAAGGCGGGCTTCTTTCTGGTTATCATTCGCATAAATACAAACCTGTGATTTGTTGATAACAAATAGCGCGTTTGCGTTTTATGGTTTCACCTCCTGCAGGGCGGCTGTACGCGCATAAACGATCACGCCGTCCTCGGGGCGTTTGCGCGGCAAAAAGATACCAGGGCGCGGCCACAACGCAATAAAGCGACATTCGCTGTTTTCAAGACGGTGAAATGCTTTCTCGCTCATCACACCTACCGGGCGAAGATGCTCCTGTTCGCGCTCCAGCTCGGCGATACTCAGCTGCGCCTTCTCCAGCGCCTCTACCAGCGCGAGGATGTTTTCCGGCGTTACAGTTCTTTCCCAGATTTCAGAAGTTTCGGCGACATCTCGGCAAATCATCTCTCTATCTGCTGACGCTTTCAGGCTCTGCGCCAGTTCGGTGATATCTGTCATGCTGCGCGCTCCTGTTTTGGCATCAGCGCATCACGGACGCTCTGGCGGTAGTAGTGGTGGAAGGCAAACGTCAGGCCGAGTTTTGTAGCGCTCTGGTTCTTCTCGCTCAGCAGGCCAAGGCGCATGCAGATAGTCGTTGCCGTCCAGCCAGAGTGATAGCCTGAGGCACGCTTAAGCACTGTCTCAGCCAGGATGGTACGGAAATCATCCCGCCCGAAGTTTGTGCCTTCAAAGGCGCTGTTAACAACCTCATCGGTCAGATGTGAATCGTCGATGATGCTCATTTGTCGGCCCCCTCGCGCAGCTGAGCGGCGAACTTCAGCGCTTCTTCGGTCGTTCCATTCCAGCGTCCACCTCTGCTGGAAACCCACTCCTCCACCCCATCAGCCTTAATCCCGGCTACGATGCGATCGGTGGCGGGGGTTTCGTTCAGCACCCCAACGATTAGCTTCTCCCATTTGTTGAAATACACCCCGCCTGGGCGTCCAGCCATTAACTGACGAAGCAGGTCACGCATATTCCAGTTCTCGGCGATTAACGGCCTCAGCCCCACATTCTCCTCCGCCAGCTGCTTAAACGCTTTAGCCAGCTTCAGGAACTTCTGCTCTCTGATCGTCAGCTCGCCTGCGCTCTCCAGCGACTGAATGAGTTCGTTTACTGTTGAGATGTTCATGCTGTCCACCATTCAATAAACATGCAGATACCAACGGTTACTACGGCAATCAGCACCCAGCAGATCACATCCAAAATGTCGGCGAACCGACGGAGGGTGTATTTGCTGTAATTCTCAGGATCAATATTCATTGCGCCTCCCCAAGCACCCAACGGAGTGCGCTCGCATACTCACCCTCGGCAGATTCCAGGGCTTTAGTAATTTCTTTGCGGGTTTTCAGGCGCGGCTTTGCATCACCGAGGATCTGACGCTGACGCCGGGCTTTTTCATGGCCGGTTGTGCCAGCAGTTGCCGCTTCGATTTCAGATACCTTCTCCCGCTGCTCTTCGGGTTTAAGCGATGCCAGCTGACGCGCCTGGGTAACGGTGACAGTTCCAGCCTCTACCGCTTCCCGGACGGCTTGTGTGGCATCCAACAGGGATAGCGTTGCACGCACGGTCTGAATGCTGCAGCCAAACAACACCGCAATGTCGTCCTCATCGAGCCCGCGGTCGAGCGCATCTGACATTTTTTTAGCCCGACCCAGCGGGGTATCAGGTCTGCGAATTTCGTTTTCGCTGACCATGTATTTAGCCATCTGATTTGCGGATCCGCGCTTAACGACTCCAGGAACAAGCAGCGGGTCCTTACCCTCTTTCAAAAGAAGCTTATTTGCCTCCAGAGTATGTTTAACGCGCTGACGGCCAACCACCACGCAGGTGAGACCTGTTTCAGGGTCTTTCCAGACGATGATAGGCTCCAGTACACCCAGCTCCTTGATGTTCATAACCATCCCTTCGTCGATCGGCAGGTTGATACGTTCATCGTAGAGAAGATGGGTTTTGTCGGTAACAAGGTGCAGCTTTTCCGGTTCGAACATCAGAACGTTGGTTTTGCCGCTGGCGCCATACGCGTCGATCGAGTTTTTAGCCATTTTTCACTTCACCTTTTTTCTGTTCGACCTGCTGAGACCATTTTTCAATCAGCCGGATTTTCGATTTACTCTTGCCACCAGCCCAGTAGCTATCCTGCACGCGGAGATGTCCGTAAGGGCATCGCAGGGCCCCGGAACAGGCGCCAGCCTGGTAATCCCGAAAATAAAACTCAGCAGCGGAACCACAGACCGGGCAATCAGGTATCTCTCTCATCACCGGGTCACCTCGCGGATTTTCTGGAATTTAGTGCCGTGGTGCGGATTGCCAGGGTTAGTAACCTTCGAATTCATAAACCCGGCGGCCACCAGACGCTCGCAGCGGTAGCGAGGGCGATCAACGAAACCAGCCAGGGACTGCCACTCAAACCAGACTCCAACCGGCACCGACTGGAGCAGTTTGATATCCAGTTCTGTGAGTTTGCTGGTTACCGCTACGGGCTCGGTGCTTCCACCCGGCATCCAGTAGCCATTCAGGTTTTGCGCTTTGCCTTCGCGCTCCAGCACCATCAGGCGGGCCAGCATTTCAGGTGCTGTCAGGTCGAAATAGACAGCCAGCTCACGACAGGTGACCTTCTCCAGCTCTTTCAGCACGTCAGTAATTTTTTCCATCAGAGATATCCTCACGGTTAAATTTGTTAGCCCCGGAAACCTTTCGGGATGTCGGTATCCAGTTTGCTGCTCACACCGAACGAGCTGCCGGTTGCCAGGTTTGCCGGGCATAACTTCAGAGCCAGCTCCTGCCATTTGCTGCGTAGGGTTTTCACGGATTGAACTCGGGAGCACCAGAACTGATCGCGCTGAATGCGCTCAATCATGGTGCGGATTTGGTCATGGCTGCAGCCATGCTCCAGGCGCAGCATGCAAATTTCTTGCGCCCAGGCTACGAAGTTCGGCTCTCTCGGTTTTGCCAGAGTGCCGTCGAACTCTGCTGCGCGTTCGTACAGCTCGATGATGGTCGACCAGAACCACGTAGCGAGGTCGAAATCGTCATCGGTAGCCAGGTTACTGGCTTCGGTAGCGTCAGGAATGACTGCTTCCGGGATGACAGTTTTTTGAGTCGATTCAGAAAAGTTATCCACAGGAGAAATCTCTCCCGCGTGGTTTTTATGATCTGTATGTAATGATCTGTTTTTAAGATCTGTATAGAGATAGGATTCGGCTTGAGAGCCGTTTCCAGGATTCGGCTCTTGAGCCGTTTCCATTCGGCTCTTGGGACGAATGCATTCGGCTTGAGAGCCGATTCCATTATTTTCAGTAACTTGCTTCGATTCGGCTTTTGTGCCGTTTCCATTCGGCTTATAAGCCGTTTCCATTACTTTCAGTGACTTATTCCCATTCGGCTCTTGAGCCGAATCCAGTATTTGCGGGAATATCCGGGAAATGAGCGCTTCCTGGTCAATTCGGTAATGCTTTTTTGGTGTTCCACCCACCTGGCGAAGCTCTTCTTCGATAACGCCCGACAGGTACTGATCCGTAATTTTGAACATCGCTTTTCGGACAACATCGCCATCTTTAGCGCGTACCTCTTTCGCAAGCGCCGCATGCTCCTTGTAAAACCAGCCATCATCCAGACTCGACTTACCCGACCAGAACACCAGCTGATTGAGAATCGCTGCCAGCAAATGCTGCTGCCTGTCTCCTGCAAAGAAATCCAGATACGGGCCGGGAATCGTTATGCAGTTCCCCTGCCCTGACATGGCCTGAACAATTTCAAAGACCTGATTGCTCATACCAAAACCTCATTGTGTAGCCGTAAAAACTCACGTAACCCCATCCAGCCAACAGTTCCGCAGTCTCTCCGATAGGAAACGTCTTTCTCATTTGCCGTGAGTACCGTCACCATGTGCCCCTTGTGTCTGTGCTGAAAGCGTGCTCCCGCCTTGGGTATCCCGTTACTTGCGCAATCCCCTTCGGATGGCACATACGCCGGATAAGCCTTTTTAAGGCGTGCAATCAATTCAGCAGCAGACTGGTTACACATAGCCACCTCCGGAATCAGTGGTACTTCGGCACTTCAACAGCTCCAGGCTGATAAGCCTTGCTGTAGACGGCTTCAATAGCGTCATCGTGAGCATCAATTGCCGTTCCAATAGCGTGCTGAGCCGCAAGCAGCGCCCGGCGCTCAATGGTGTCGTAGATGCTTAGCCGGTGACGGATTTCACGCGGCAGAACACGCAGGATTGCCGGGAGCAGCAAACGGATTTTCTCGCGCTGTAGTTCGGTCTCACCTTTCAGCCAGCGGTGGAAAATGTTTTGCTGGTTACTCCAGGTTTTCCCCGGCACCAGGCGCAGTTGATCGCCACCAATACGTGCATATTCTTCAGCGATAGCATTTGCCGCGAACGCCTGACCAACTTCCGCAGCCCATGCCAGCAGGACCATTTCAACGTGCTCGTGTTTGATTTCCATCAATCAGACTCCTTCCGGCGCTTGGTGATAATTTCTTCTGTAAGCCCACTAATTGGCGTGGGGTGAAGATCTGGGCGAAGTTCATGAGGTGTGACTACCCAGCCCCCCATACGGCAGAGCGGGATAACGCGATCGCTGGGGACACAATTACGGTTAATCCAATTTGCTACTGACTGGCTCGACTTGAAGTTGAACATTCGGGCGACGTAGGACACGTTACCAATCGCTTTAACGGCCTTTTCCGTAATGTTTTTGTATGGTGTAAGCATTCTTACCTCCTGTTAGTTGGTAAGTAGAGAATGCTACACAAAGTAGAGAATTGCAACTACTTAAAATAGAAATGACTAAAAAGACGCTCTGCCGTAATCTTCTACCTATGGTAGAAAAAACGAATAAACATCAAGACTTCGCAGATCGACTTAACTTAGAGATGAGTAAAAAAAACTTGTCTGTTAAGCAGTTAAGTCTGGCGGGACAAGTAACTTACGAAATGGCTAGGCGGTATACGCTCGGCACGGCCAAGCCACGCGATGAAAAGCTGATAAGAATTGCGGAGTGGCTAAACGTACCTCCCGCATGGCTGGACTACGGGGCTACTGAGGCTGCTACTGAATCCGACACTGTTCAGGAAATCGGCACAGATTTCCATTACGATAAGCCTGATGAATCAGAGTTCGCCAACCTTAGCGATGAGGAAAAACGCTTGCTCCGGGTATTTAGAAAATTCCCCGATGCAGAAGCTAACAACATGCTCCTAGCCTTTGAGATCCGCTATAAGAAGCTCCTAGAATTTTACAGCGAGTACGCTGATCCTGACAAAAAATAGCTAACGCCCACCACTAACAAAACCCAGCTCTGCTGGGTTTTTTTGTGCCTATCCCTCACGAAAGCAACTCATAGTAGACATAAATTTCTACTTTAGGTGTTGACCAATCTACTTTATGTTGTATTCTTCTACTTATCGACACAACGGTGCGATAGGTTAAACGTTCCGCTACCCGGCGATAAGGGCTAACTAAACGAGGTAAGTATGAGCAAATTAAGACTCTTGAAGGTCACCGTTCGGAAATCCAGCAATCCCGTTTACTACGGTCGTACCCGCGTTGCACGCAATGCGCAAAAAGAAGTTCGCCTTACCCATGGCCGTACCCTGTCAACTGGCTGCATTGACACAAAACAGCGCTACCTAAAACTCACGGCCATCTGATTTTTCAGGTTGGCCACCTTTGCAACAGACCTTGCAATGCAGTGAATGCGGCTATGCGCACGCGGTTCAGTTAAAGCAGTACCACTTGTTTCCTAAAGTGGGGTGGAAAGAAAGCTGCCGATATCAGTTGTTAACTGGCTGGTATCACCGGGAGGCACCCGGTACTGCATTGCAAGGTCTGTTCTTAACTCAGTTTCACATGAGGGTAAGAAGATGAGTGAAGTCGTTTTTAGTTTTGAAAGCTCCAGTGATGCAGCACGCGCCGGAATATTGATGAATAACGCCGACCCATCACTGCGTTATACGCAGATGCGTACAACCTTAGTTGTGCTCTGGCATGCAAATATTATTGCGGCCACGCAAGCTGTCCTGGACGCAAACATCCCCTGCACTTTTCAGTACTGGAATGACATTAAAAACAGCCATCGCAGAGTATGAAAAGATGATCCGCGAACATGAAGTTCCTGCATGGCACCGGTTCTGCATAAAGGTTGCCTTGTTCTTGGTTGTAATTGTCGTTATCAGCTTCCCATTCTGGAGTAACAAATGAGCAAAAACGGCATTCGTTCCCTGGTAATCGCGCTGGCCATCGGATTGGTTTTTTGGGGTGGGCTGGCTATCGAAATTATGTATATCAAAGGGGTGTTTAATGGCTAATTTACTGCATGGCAACCCGGCTTTTAAAGCGGCACAAAGCAAGCTGGCTATTGCGCAATTTATTGGTAATAGTGAAATGTGGGCCGAAGCTTTTTCCTCAATGAAGGATATTTATGAGGAAGCTAAGCACGCAGAAGATTTTATGTTCCTCGGTCGTGAGGAATCTCTCTCAGGCCTGAAATTCAATGATGTTATTTTGAATTATGACATGTATGGCGACTTGGTTTCTGTTAACGCAGATTCTGGCAATGCACGTTATAAAATAAATACCGAAGTATCTTACTAATACCATCTTCTTTTATTTAATGCCTTAACTGGCAGGAATGAACACACTTTAAATTTAACCGGAGATAGATAAATGGAAGAATTAAAGTTGCACTGTCATGGTTGCGGCGGTTCTTTTGCTCGTGATGAGCTGCAATATCGCCCCTCTGGCAGAGGTGCTTATCGGAGAGACTTTTATTTCTGCCCGGTATGCAATGAGAAAGAAAAGCAGAAAATCGCCCTCTCCGCTGCCGCTTCCTCGTTTCGTAAAACCTTGCCTTCCCGTCCGGGGCATATGGCCAACAAGCGCTGGTAGGTAACGATATGATCATTCCGTCAAAGTTAATCCGCGCCGCTCTGGTGTGTGTAGCCAAAAACGACCCTCGTTACTACCTGTGCGGGATACATATCACACCGAAATACATAGAGAGCACTAACGGTCGAGTAGCGCTGCGCATGGAGCATGGCATCCGGACAAAGAGGGATATCATCGTCCAGTTTGAAGGGAAGATGCCTGCTAAGGCTGAGACAACAGAGCTTATCTTTAATAAAGAACCACTCGCGATTCATCGTGACCAGTATCTAAATCGACTGGCTATTACCGGCATTAAATTGATAGATGGTCGCTTTCCAGATTTGGGGAAAATTATCCCTAAAAAATTCAACCTTAGCGCCAATCCTGTCATTCAGGCCGAATACCTTGGATATCCGACAAAGATGTTCAGTTGTGAAGGTAATTTTATTCCTATGCAAATTTGGCCCTCTGGCGAGTTTGATGCAGTGAAAATAAAGTTCAACAAACAAATCGACACCACCTATGGCAATCCTCAATTCATCGTTATGCCATGCCGTGACGATTACTTTAAGGTTAAGGAACAGGAATCATGAAAATAGAATTCAATGATCAAGGGTCGGATTCAGTCATCACACTAACGAGTACTGTATTTGAATTCCGCCTTCACAACCGTGCTGTTGACACGGCGCTATTTCTTGCCCCTTCCGTTCGTGCTAAGCGTAGCGGTTTCTTTGTTTTAAAAACGGTTATTACCGGCAAAACCTCTCACGTACTGCGTGCGTATAAAGCGATTAAAGCGGAGGCATCACGATGAAAGAACGTGGAATGATTTTCAACTCTGAAATGGTACGCGCCATTCTCGACGGCAGAAAGACACAGACGCGACGGATTATGAAGGAGCAGCCCGTGTTGAATGGAAATTTTTATGAGGTATTTGGGTCCGCGTGGAGCAAAGGAATGACATCTATTCCAGCGGTTCCTGGACATAGCCTTTCCACAAGATGCCCATTCGGTGCTGTCGGCGACCGCATCTGGGTAAGGGAGACCTTTTGCCCGGTAGATGACACTCAGTATGGCGGGGAGAAGTGGGTGGATTACCGCGCCACACCTCGTTATGAAGCCAGCCATCCTGCAGGCTGGGACAGCGCGCCTAATGATGCTGAAGCCCTCAAATGGCGCCCGTCAATCCACATGCCGCGCTGGGCCAGCCGCATTCTGCTGGAAATAACCGACGTGCGGGTTGAACGGCTGAACGCTATCAGCGAAGAGGATGCGCGAGCAGAAGGCATTATTGACGGTGGCTGTCTTAATTGCGGTGAGCCTGAGCCATGCGGATGCGCAAATCCAGAGCCTGACGCCACCGATGCTTTTGCCTACCTGTGGCAATCGATCTACGGGCAGGAAAACTGGAATGCTAATCCCTGGGTTTGGGTCATTTCGTTTAAGCGCGTTGAAGGCGGCGCAGCATGAGTGACTTACTCGAAATCAAGGTAGGACGTACCTACCGGGCAAAGCGGCCGCGCGCAGCTGGTACTCTCATCCAGCCACTGGTTAACGACCGTACTGTGCTCTGGTTCAATGGGACGCACGTCCAGTATGACAGCCCATCAGTTTCGTTTGGACGGCATTTCCCAAAGACCACAATTGAAAAGTTTTTTGCATGGGCTTCTTACGATGTTACCGACGAACTTCCCCAGGGTGAGTACGCCCCATGGCCAATTAAAAAGGCAGGCACAGCATGAGCGTAGGAATTGCCATCATTAACCGCCCAACAGTCGCGGCTATCAATGCAGGGAAGAGTTTAAGCGGATGTATGAGACTTGGTGCCACTATCGTGGCCTGAAAGTGGTGTGAGGTGAAAATGAATACAATGTTTTTGTTAATGGCCGAATATGGGTCTGCTACGGTTCCGCTCAGCCAGGTGTGCGAAAAGTATTTTGGGCTGAAACCGGCAACCGCAGAAAAACGCGCGGCTATGGGCGAGATACCCATTCCGACCTTCCGGGCGGCAGAGAGCCAGAAGGCACCACGTATGATCCATATTCAAGACCTTGCGAATCACATCGATGCGCAGTTGAAGAAAGGGCGTGACTTACTGGAGCAGATGAAAGGCGACAGTAAGTGATACTGTTACAATGATTCCGGATGCCGCCCATTACGTAGCATCCGGAATTATTTTTGCACACCAAAGCACCCCAATAGAACCCCATAAACAATTAAATTATTGTTATTATTACTTATAATTACCATGTTCAACTGGAGCAATATGGGTAAGTTTATGGCCGTTGGCCTGACGGACCTGCTGGAGAGCGCCGGCATGAACGGCGTCCCGGCGTTTGTCGGTCTGGCGCTGCTGTCGGCTTTTCTGTGTATGTTTATCGCCAGCGGCTCGGCCATCTGGTCGATTCTGGCGCCGATCTTCGTGCCGATGTTTATGCTGCTGGGCTTCCACCCGGCGTTTGCGCAGATCCTGTTTCGCATCGCCGATTCATCGGTGCTGCCGCTGGCGCCGGTTTCACCGTTTGTGCCGCTGTTTCTCGGTTTTTTACAGCGCTACCGACCGGACGCCCGCCTCGGGACATACTATTCGCTGGTGCTCCCTTACCCGCTGATTTTTCTCGCCGTCTGGCTGCTGTTGCTGGTGGGCTGGTATCTGGCAGGACTGCCCATCGGCCCTGGCATCTATCCGCGGCTTCCTTAAGCCGTTGAAGCGCCAGGGACGGCGGCTTACGCTTAACGCGGCACCTTCACTTTGACCTTGCGGGGGAGATCCGCGGCTCCGGCGAAGATGCCGAAAAGCGCGCGATACCCGCGTTCGAGCAACAGCGTGAGGCCATGGATAACCAGGCCGCTGAAGATCAATACGATTACGCCAGTCAGTATATATTGCATAGCCCCACCTCTGAGTTATTAACCGCGCCGCGCCGACGCGGCGGCACCTTCCCGGGCGCGCAAAGCTGCGCGGAGGACCGGCGTCGTCAGCTTAAAAGTAGCAAAAACCATGCCCGATAACCCGCCAGGATCGATCCAAAAATAAATCAACGTAACGGCCGGTGGCTGCCGGTCGATGATGCGGGTTTATCTTTTGGGAGTATAGTTGACCGCCGCCGGCGCGTGGTATCGTGTGGCCCTCGTGTACGATGGTGGATGACCGAAACGATGTTGACCTTGCTGCAGGATAAAATGGATACCCCGCTGGGGGCGCTGTGGGTGCTCTGCGACGAACAGTTTAATTTGCGCGCCGTCGAGTGGGACGAGCACCGCGATCGGATGGAAACCCTGCTCGATGTACACTATCGCCGGGAAGGCTATCAGCGCGTCGACTGCCGCAATCCAGGCGGTCTCAGCAGTAAGCTGAACGACTATTTTGCCGGCGATCTGGCCGTCATCGAGACCCTGCCTACCGCCACCGCCGGCACCCCTTTCCAGCGCCAGGTCTGGCGGGCGTTACGCGAAATCCCCTGCGGCCAGGTGATGCACTATGGTCAGCTGGCCGAGGCGCTCGGTCGTCCCGGCGCCTG